GCAGATAGTTGGCGTAGTCAGTGGCTTGCGCGGTGCTTGCGTTTAGGGTGTTGAGCTGCAGGGTGCGGTACGGGGCGCTGCCGGTCTGCACCGTGGCCGCCGCAAACGATTCCGGGTCAACGGTCACCTGCGTGTAGTAGTTGTCGGCGTAGCTGCCAAAGTCGACTTTGTCGTACACCTGGTTAGTGGCGTTATTTGCGGTGTCGCTGAACGTGATTGGGCTGGTGGTGACGTTGAACGGTGTGCGAACCGTGGTGATGCCAGCGGCTTGGGAGTCCCACACGCGGCCGTTGATGGTTTGCAGCACTGCGGCCAGCCAGTCGCCCCACGCCCCGTCGACGGTCGTTGCGGCTAGCGCCTGAGTGTTCGTTGACAGTGTTTGCACACTAAGGCCGGTTTGTGTTGAGCAATCCAGCAGCTGCTCGTAAAGGGTGTCGGCCGCCATGGAATAGCCGAGCCCTTGTACGCGGCCGTACCGGCTGAACGACCCTTCGACTGACAGCGTGAGGTAGTCGGCGTTGCCTACGCCGCCTGCGTACGGGATGCCGTACGACACGTTGACGTTGTTGATGACACCCGTAAACATGAATTGGCCGCTTGACTGGTTATTGATTCTGATGAAGTTGCCGCTGGTCAATGCCGTAATGGGCGATGCAAACCCCGTGGGGTAGCGCACTGTGATGACCGCACGGCTCGATGAGTACGGGTCAAGCTGCCGGTGTCGGCCGACAAAGATGCTGATGTCTTGCACGTTTGACAGTGCTGTAAACACCATGTTGTCGGTGCTGTATTCAACGACGTAGTTCTGTGGCATTAGAACGGGCTGACTGTGATGGGCACTGAGCCGTTCTGACGCATGTATTCGCGCAGCGCGTCCACGACCGCGTTCGGGTCACCACCGTTGACGTTAATTGTGACGTCCGGCGCAGCTGCCATGCCTCGGGTGCCACCGATAGACGGGTCAATCTGGTCAAGGCGCAGGCCGCCCAGGCTGATTTCGGGCAGGCCCATAGGCCCGACATAGCCGTCAGGGCCTTTAGGCACCACCACAGCGCTCTTAGCGGCGCTGGTGGCCTTCTTGGCAGCGCTGGTGGCATAACCCGCCCCAAGGCCCGCCACGGCCCCTCCAGCGGCCGCAGAGGCCGCCCCAGGCATGTCCCCAGCTGAGATAGCCGCCACCGTTGACCGGGAGCCGCCGCCGTCGCCACCGATACGACCCAGGTTGACGTCGCCCAGGTACGGAATGTCCTTGAAAGGGTTGATGAGGTTCAGGCCGCGAATAATGGTGTTAGTGGCCTTGACCCAGGCATTAGCCATGAACTCGATGTAGGACGCCACGCCGTTGACAACGGTGCGTACGATGCTGCGAAACGTCTCAAATTTCGTGTAAGCGACAGTAATGCCAGCTACTAGGGCTGCAATGCCAACCGCAATGAGGCCAAACGGGTTGAGGGCCATGGCGACGTTTACGGCCATAATGCTGGTGGCGACAGCTGCAATCGTGCCCGCAATAATCGTAAACGCTTTGGGGTTGTCCTGCGCCCACTCGGCCGCCCGCTGCAAATACGGCAACACCTTCTGGATAACCGGCAACAGGGCCGCCCCAATGGACTCCTTAGTCTCATCAAGGGCCAGCTTCATCTTGGCAAAGCCGCCAGCAGCAGTGTTGCTGGCTTCCTTGGCGGCCCCGCTAAACGTGCCCTGAAGCGTGGCAAACACTTCCTCCAGGCTGGCGCCGTCCTTAATCATTTGACGCACCGACGGGTCAAGCTTGGCCAGCGCGTTCAGGTTGCCGCCGTACGCCTTCTCCATAGCCTTAGTCACCGTTTCCAGGCTGGTGCCCTTAGCGGCGGCGATGTCCATTGCCAGGTTTGTGGCTTTCTGGGCTTGGTCAACGTCCTTGGTGACGCGCACCAGCCCGGCGAGCGCGGGGCGCAGCTGGTCATCGGTAATGCCCAGGTTGCGGCCTTGCACCGTGATGTACTTTTCGACTGATTTGATTTGGTCGTCGGTTGCTCCGGTGCTGGCCTTCAGTTGGCGGGCAAGCAGTTGCTGGGCTTTTTCGTCCTCCATGGCGGCCTTGACCGCGTCACCCATAGCCACGGTGAGGGCACCCATGGCGGCAGCTGCAGGAATGGCCGCCTTCTTCAACGCAAACTGGGCCTTAGCGCCAGTGGTCTCTAGTTGCTTAAATTCCTTGATGGCTTTCTTGACGCCCGTGTCCACAAAAGTGGACAAAATTGGTATTTCAATAGCCATTAGCGGGTTTCCCTATTTACGCGTCGCATGACGTCACGGGCCAAACGCTCGAACCCAGCTTCGAGCTGGCGGCGGTTTTGCTCAACGGCCTTAGACAGCACACGGGTTTCGGTCGGTGCCACCACGCCGAGGTTGCGCCCAAGAATGTTTGCAGTCTTGCGGCCGGCCGTCTCAAAGATGACGGCACCTGGGTCGGTCTGTTGAATCAGGATGACGTTGCTGGTCTTGCGAGACGTGTCCACCTTGACCTTGGCCCCTCGACGTGCCTTGGCGGCCACATACGGAAACAGGGTGCGGCCTTTGGCTTTCCACTGGCGGTTCATACCCGACAACGGCATTTCGGGGTACGCGGCTTGTGCAGCGCGGATAGCCGGTGCGCCAATCTCTTTGGCGTCACGGTTGAACTGTTTACGCAACTCGGGGTCAATCTTGCGTAGCGCTTTAATGGCATCCTCAACGCCCACCAGGCTGATGTTGGCTTGGGTTGTCACCGTTGTTTCCTCGCTTGCTCGTTTAAGATACTAACCACCGTCGCCAGCGCCTGCCCGTCGAACGGGATGTCGGGTGGCCAATACCCGGTGCTGACCAGCACCACCGCTAGCGCGTAGTGGTACGAGCCTTTCAGGAAGGGTTTTCGGGTTCCTCCCCGACGACCTCAATTGCGGCCAGCTTCTTGACGTAGTCGTCAAACACTGCCGGCACCGTGATGCCTGCCTGTTTGCACGACTCAAACGCCATAAACGCCAAGTCTTCAACGCCGATGCCAGAAGCCAGGTCGGACGCTTTGCGCTTGTATTTGCGTTCCCAGGCGACGACCACAAACAGGTTTGTGGTGACGGTGTATTCCTGGTTGTCGTTTGTGGTGACGTGCAGGTGTAGCTGCATTTCTTCTCCCTCGGTTGGTAGGTGTAGATCAGGTGACGTCGCGCACCCAGGTGCCGCCGGTGAACGTGGCGGTGACCATGGCAAGCTCGCCAACGGTGCTGGCGACCGGGGTGAACGACTCCAGCATGCAGTTGGTGATGGTGTATTCGGGGTTGGTGGCCGACTCGGTGGTGCCTGACGGGCTGATGACCAGCGTGGTGGTGCCGGTGCCAACGCAGCTGTACAGGATGGCCTCGACCTCGGTTGCGCCGTAGCTCAGGAACATCTCCAGCGTGACCTCGACGCTCTGGAGGCCCGACACGAAACGGTGGCCGGTGTCGCCCATTGCGGTGGACTCCAGCGGGTCGAATCCGGTGGTGATGGTGACGCTGCGGCACTGGTCGGACAGGTCGGTGGTGGTCATGCCCTGGGTGATGTTCACCGTGGCGTTCGAGAGGAATGTGCTGGTGGCCATTGTCTTTCCTTTAGTTGCGCCGCACGGCTACCCGCACGGTTAAATCGTAGGTGGGCATTTCCTGCCCGCCGCCAATAATCATGACACCTGGGCGCAGGTCTGTCACGGCTATTGGTGAATTCATGATCGTATCCGCCAATGTAAGCAGGAAGTTGCTGGCGTCCTGGTTGCCGGGTGGCGGCGCGCAGATCCTGATACGCAACGTGATGTCGCCCACGTTGTAGGTGAACGCCTCGACGGTTGGCAGCTCTAGAAAGAACGTCATGGGGCGGGCGTTGCGCGGGTCGGTGACAACCGCATACCCAGTGTTGAGGGCGGCTATGGCGGTGCTGGTGGCGTTTACCGCGTCCCACAGGATGCCTGAGACAGCCATTAGGCAACCTGGGGTCGGTTCACGCCGAGCAGCTGCAAGATGCGGCCGAGGGCGCTAGGCACCGGGATGGTGCCCATGGCATCGAATGACGCAAAGGAGTCGGCGCTGCCACGTTCCCTGTACAAAAGAGCGGCATACATGATTGTGCCTAAGGTGCAATCCCCGCCGGGGCTGGTGTGCAATTCATCGGTCAGATAACCCGATTCCTGTCTGCGTCGGTACGCAAACGCATTCGCGGCCGACACACACTTCGCGATAAACGCGGTGTCGTTGGCGGTAGCGACAGCAATACCCAGCCATTCGGTCACGTTGGCGTTGGTAATCCATGTGCAAACAGGGTTCCACTCCAGCGTCCCGTACGGATCAACCGCGTAATAGGTGACGTTTGTGCCCGGGTTCTGGTACAGAACCTGATTCGGTATCGGGTTCTCGTAGTTGAACTGCAGTTCGCCAAGGTTGTCCACCCCGATGAACTCGTACTGGGGCAGCGCCGTGACGATGACGCCTGAGTCGTTGAAACCTGCGCCAACACCGGCTATTTCAACCTCTTGGCTGACGGTGACGTCAACATTGGTTAGTAGTTGGATGACTGCGTAGTCGTCCAGACGCATGGCCCGGACGACGTACGCAATCTCCGACATGGCGTGACCGTGTGCCTAGGGTTAGGCGACGGTGATCTTCTGCACCATCGTCGAGTCAGCGACGAACAGGCTGGCGTAGCCGTAGTACGAGAAGGTGCGACCCAGCGTGGACGGCGCCTCGACGGACATGAGGCCACGAATCTGCTCGTAGAACTCGATGGCGTTGCCGCGGGCGAGAACCATTGTGCCGGACGCAAAGTTTGCGTCCACGACGAGGTTGAGGCCGAGCGGGTTGAGCGTGTTGTACGACGTGATGTTCTGGGTGCCCATCCCGTTGACGCCCATGAGACCGGCGGCTGCGGCGTAGGGAAAAACAGGTCTCTTATCGGCGTCCAACTGCTGCGAAATTTTCCGCCAGACGTCAGGAGCGACGAAAAGATGGTCGGGCAGGAAGCGGGTGGCGACGAGGATGGACTCTGCGACCTCGTAGAGGGTGCTGATGAGGTCGGTGGGGTCGGTCTGGTTGACCGTCCACGTCACGCCTGATGCGACGCCCTGCGCCACAATCTGGTCAGCGGCGAGGTTGTCCGAGGAAATGAGGTACTGCGACGCAAGGTCACGAAGGATGATTTCCATCGCGCCCGGCGAAGTGAAATCGACGTCTTGAACTGACAGCGTGACCTGCCCGGCGAGCGTGGTTTTGCTTACCACGTTGGAGGCGATGACGGGCGTGGTGGCCGACACGGGGTTCAGTTCCGGGGTCTGCGCGGCGACGCTGGTGTGCGTGGTCCACGTCGGACGAATGAACGTCTTCTGGTTGCCACCGTCGGGCATGGCGCGGGCACCGACTGCGGCGACAACGGGACGGACGTAGTTGAGGTCGTCGAACACGGGGCCGAGGACCGGCACCGGGAGAAGACCGGGGGTGTCGGTGGTGAGGACGTCGCCTGCGGCGGCCTGCAGTGCGGTCTGCTGTCCGCGGGCGGCCTCGACGAACGCCTCGTTGACCTTGCGGAACGTGTCGCCACCGATGTGGTACGCGGCGAGGTACTCACCTGCGGACGGCATGGCAAACTTGCGCTTCGGCTGGGCCGGCAGTGCCGGCGTG